GGATGATGACTTTTGGGAAAAACTTAATCCCTTTTCACAAAAGATTTATCATTTGTCTGAAGTGGGCTCTGCCGCCCGGAAGATTGTTGAAGCGAAAGGAGATGCTATAGTCCAATTGTGGAATAGTCTGGTTGACAACAAGCCGTTGCGCTTGAAGACAGCTTTTGGCGATAAGGGATCAATTCATGCAGATCCATGGATGGTAGTAGCTGATACGAACGTTGCTGATTTGAACATGTACTATATCCTGAATGCGCCCGCTGCAGGGTTGCGCCGTCCTATTTTTGTTGAACCACGTGTTAAACCTGAGTTCCGAAAAGAAGGCTCCATGGAGATTGATCCGACAGCCAGTTTGGAGTCTAAATTAGAGTATATGGACAAGTACACGTACAAAGTGTGGTACAACGTTGCTGTTTCTAACTCGAAAGTGAAAGAAATACCGCTGTTACAACATTGTGATGATAATAGTCACGTTTATACGATGATGAAAATCATGGCGCCTCTGTTCATGAAGCACATTGAGACACAAAAGCGTGTTCAGAAGAACCAAGGAAATTTGGCCGACATAACGCCATATCTGCGTGATTGTGATGAGTCTATTCTTGAGGTGATTAAAGCTCAGGTGAAAGACGAGACTGCAGATATTGACCTAACTGACATTTTTCAGGACGAAAAGTGGAACAACAGGCAATGCTCTTACGATGAAGCTGTTAAGTACGTAGAGAGGAAGGTAGATCCAGTCCTAGTTACGGAAGCAGGAGTTTTTCCCAGTTTCGGAGCCAATGTCGTTGCACTTGGCAGGGAGTATGTTCATTCTGCCTATAATGCTTGGAATACCTGCTATGATTTCATGGATAGTCCAGTTTACCGGACTGTCAATTATCTCTCGCGTTTCACATTAGCAACAATGATGGCAGTGGTCATTATGCTGCTTGATGTTGTGTTGATTGAAACATTGCGGAGATTTAAGTTTGCGCGGTATGCATGCCGTCTTGCTGGAATTATCATCCTAATAAGATGCATGATTTTTGGTATTGATTGGTTGATATATTTGACAATGGCTTGGACACTCTGGCAGTGGGCTGTAGCTTTTGCGCACGATGTGGCCGGTAGGACTCTCCGTCGAAGATTTATGATGTGGAGAATTGATGTATATAGAAGGTTTGTAGCCCTCTTATCCTTCTCCAACAACACTTCCCTGTTTATATCGTCATGGTGGCGAAGTTATGGTCATTTTGTGGCCCCGGTTCTTTTGGCAGTTACTCTTTATGTGGCTAATAAGGCCCGAACATATCGCAATGACATTGATGTCTTGGTGGACGGTATTAAGAAGGGAATCCCCTATGACCCTGTTGATGACAAAATGCGAACTGAGGCTGTCACAAATTTTAAACTTGGTAGCGATGATGTGAACCAGCAAATCAACGATATTGAGGAAAAAAGCGAGTGCGGGTACTCTTATGCGCGCGTACAAGTCAAAGGGACAAATGCCTGGAATGAACAAAAGATTGTCGTTCGGCCAGTACATACCGACACTGCCGAATCTTTGTCCGTCGCCATTACTAAAAATGTGCGCGTCTGTAACGTTAAAGACGTAAAAAATACAAAAACATTTGTCCTTGGAATCCGTGGAAATGTCGCGTTAATTAATACACATGCTCTTGGCACTGAGCCAAGTATCCACATTCGTATAGCTAAGGATGGTACGATACAAGGCACTGCCACCGCATGGTATGATGCTGATATAGATCAGACCTGTAGACTCGATCTTGGGAATGATCTTACCCTCATATTTGTCCAAGGATTGCTTTTTGGAGATATTCTGAAGCATTTTACGGACTTTAAAGATGAAGTTTCGGCACACAATGGATTCTTTTATGGAGAGCATGTCAGAGCTCTCCGCGTTCTTGGTGTACAACATGCCAATGATTTGAAGGCTGGAGTGATTACGATTACCGATGCATGGGAGTACAATTTCAAGAACCATGCTCCGGGGCTTTGTGGTACGCCACTCTTGCTTAACTATCATGGTGGAGCTGTTGTTGCCGGCATTCATTTTGCTGGTTTTCCTGATTCTGCGGCTTGTGCTGTACCGGTATTTAAGTCTACTATTTCTGCAGGAATCTCTCAGTTAGTTGCAAAGTCTGGTTTGTTAGAGTTGAGCTCTGAGGCAGGTTCTCTGTCTATTCCTATGCTGCCTCCCATGAGAAAGAGTCTATTTCGGTATGAAAACATGTCGGGAGTTGACTACTTGGGCCGAGAAGAAGGGAAAGTTATGGCCAAGCAAGAGAGTAGACTTGAAGAAACTGGATTGTACAATACCGTTCGGAAATCTCTTAAAGATAATCTAGGTTTTAATGAGACTGTCTTTATGGGCAGGCCACTGATGAAACCTGTGGTCATCAACGGAGAATACGTATCACCGTGGAATATTTGTGCGCGTAAGTTGGCGGGTGACCGTAAGGGCCTTAAGATATCTCTCTTACGAGAATGTGCGCATGAGTACGCTAAATATATTCTTTCCAACCTGAAAGGAAAACCGCGCCTAACTCCTCTCACTGTCGACGCCGCTATCAATGCTACTAAGGAAGATGTTTATTTACGTAGAATGAACGTTTCAACCGCAGCTGGTCACGGCACTCCTGGAATTAAAGAGGGGTATCTGCCTATTGTTTATGAAGACGAAGATACGCTCACCCGTGAGCCTATAGAGATGATTAAGCGTAAGTTGGTCAAGTATTTGATTTCGGCAGGACATGGTGAAGCGCCCAATGCCATATATAAGGCATCTCTTAAAGATGAACCTAGAAACCTTGAAAAGGTGCGTTGTGGTAAAACGCGGGTTTTCTATAGTTCACCATTGGTGGCACTCATAGCTGCAAGGATGTACATGGCCCCACTTTTCACGCTCATGTCTGAACAACCTGCCGCCTTTGGATGTGCGATCGGTACCAACATTTATACCGATGCGGACAATTTTCGTAAAGAACTGCGAACATTTTCACACCTTTGGATGGAGGGTGATTACGGTTCTTATGATACTAATATGCCCTATGCCATTAAGTGGGCTGCAGCCACAGTGATGTATCTCATAGCGGTGGAGCTGGGTTACAATGAGTATGCTCAAATGATTCTGCGTGGATTGCTGACCGGTGACTTGCATCCCCTTATATCAATGTTGTGCGACTTGATGCGTAGCATTGTACAGCCGTCGGGTAAGTTGGGAACTGCCGAGTTTAACAGTCTTATCGGGGTACTCATGCTTATGTATGCGTACTACTCCGATTCAGCACACGTGCGTGGGAGTTTCTTCACGAACGTCTTGCCCAGGACGTATGGAGATGACTTGTTGGCCGCTGTGAAAGAAGATGTACAGGACACCTTCAATAACCAAACGTACCAGAAGTTTTGTGAGGAAGTT